TCCAGTAGCGATCACTTCAACAGGCCAGTTAACAATCGCTAACCAAACCGCTGCAAGCGGTAAGGTATATGGCTCATTTGATGGTGTAGAGTACACCACCGCTGAAGGCCGCCGTACCGTTGGTAAATCTATCACTGCAACTTCCCTAGCAGCTGCTACCCAGATCGTTTTCTGGATTTTCCAAGACCCAGCTTTGGTCTATGAAATCCAAGTTAACGGTTCTGCTAACGTAAACGCTATCGGAACTGAGTACAACTTTGACACAACCGCTAACTCCCTCGTAACTGATGGTTATACCATTGGTACAGGTGGCGCTGGTTTCTCTACCACAGCGTTGCTCGCAACTTCTGTTGGTACAGGTAACCAAGGCCAAGTTCGTGTAGTTGGTCTCGGACGTGAAGTAGCATACCCAGCTGGAAATACAAACCAGTGGGGCGATGCTTACACAATCGTTCAAGTTGTTATCGCTAACAATACATTCGCTGCCAATTCGGTATCGGTCTAATTTAATACGAAAGGAATAAGCAATGGCAACCCCAATGCGTAGTACAGACTTTCGTGCGGTAGTCGAGCCGATTATCAACGAAGTCTTTGATGGCGTTTATGAACAACGCGACGATGAGTGGAAGGGTTTTGTAGAAGAAATCCAAGGTATTCCACGTAACTACCATGAAGAAGTAATGCTTTATGGTATGAACGCAGCTCCTGCAATGCCTGACGGCACTCCAGTTAGCTACGATCAAGGCGGTACGCTGTACATCACCCGTTTCATCTACCAAATCTATGGCTTGGCATACGCCTTGACCAAAGTTTTGATGGAAGACGGCGATCACATCCGTATCGGTTCCACCTTCGCTAAGCACTTGGCTCAATCCATGATTGAAACCAAGGAAACCTTGTGCGCTAACTTGTTGAACTTCGCGTTCACAGCTGGCTACGTAGGCGGCGACGGCGTAACTTTGATCAACACCGCTCACCCAATCGCTAACGGCGGTTCTTACTCTAACCAGTTGTCTACAGCTGCTTCTTTGAGCCAAACTTCTGTTGAGCAGTTGCTCATCCAGATCCGCTCTGCAGTTGACAACAACGGTAAGCGTATCCGTTTGAAAGCTGAGCAGTTAGTTGTTCCACCAGCACTCGAGTTCCAATCAGAAGTAATTCTGAAGTCAGTTCTCCGTTCTGGCACAGCTGACAACGATCTGAACCCAATTAAGTCTACTGGTATGCTTCCAAAGGGTACACACGTTGTAACCCGTTTGAGCTCTTCCAAGGCTTGGTGGATCCAGACCGATGCTGAAAATGGTCTCATGCTCGTTATGCGTCGTCCAATGGAGAAATCTATGGAAGGCGACTTTGAAACTGATTCCATGCGTTACAAAGCAACCGAGCGTTATGCTTTAGGTTGGCATGATGCAAGAAATATCTTCGGAACTGCTGGTTTGTAATCCAAACCACTTGCAATAACAGAAAAGCCACCCAAAAGGTGGCTTTTTTGCTTTTTAGGGCGTTTTTGCCTGATAGTTTGCATTAGTAAGTATAGGAAGATTTGCCCCCAACAGACTACTGCTCCTTCCCAGTAGACGATCAAGCGACTGAGTGGGGCTATAAACTCTTGATAGGAAACAATCAAAATGTCAGTAACATTTAATCAACCAGTACGTATTTACAAGTACAACAACCCAACAAACAATGGTGTAATCGCCCCTGATAACTCTGGTGCTGCAGTATGTACTCAAGAAAGCTACATTACTAACCCAATCACAGCCGCAAACTCTGGCGCTGTAACATTTACCACTGCCGATATTGGCCAAACTAGCGTAACCCCATTCGTGTTACCAGCCGGTTCAATTATCGAAAACGTTTCTCTTTACCAAACTACTTCCGCAGCTAACTTAGCTGGCGGTGTAATTACTGTATCTTTGACACAGCCTTCCCCAACTGGTGGTGCTAATACCGTTACTGCAATCGGTACAATTACCCCAAGCACAACTGGTGGCGTTATCGGAATCAGCTTTACTCAAACTGCAGCCGTTGCTAACGTTATCTCTAACGTCGGTACTTTAGATGCAACTTTGTCTTTTGCTGCAGCTAACGTTACTGCGTTGACCGCTGGCGGTATTTCTGGCATATTCCAAGCCCAATATACAGCACGTAACTACACTGGCTCGATCATCAACGTTGGTCAAGGTTACACCAACTCATAATAATTGCCTCGGGGGCGGTATGCCCCCGCATTAACTTTAAAAGGAAATTATTATGGCATCGAATTTAGTAACAAACTTACAACAAAATCCTTCATCTTTTGAATCGGTAACTAAGGTCGGGGCTTACGAGCCGTTTGACTTGCAAGTTGCTCGCGGTCAAATTGCTGGCCACACAACCGTTAGTATTTTTGGTTATCAAGCAAACGTAACAACAACGTCTATTCCTATTTGGGAAAACGCAACTACGTATACCTTTCCAGCATCAGCTGCAACGGCAAACGTAGCAAGCGGATCTGCTAGCGACATTGGTGCTACTGTTTTAATTAATGGCTTAGATGCAAACTTTAACCCATTATCTGAAACCGTTACAATTGCAAGCGGCAACACAGTAACAACTAACAGCTATTTGCGTGTTAACAGCTTGTTTTTAACAAAACCGGGAAGTGGTTACAACACCAACCAAGGTGCAATTAGTGTTAAACAAGGCGCAAATACTTTAGCCCAGATTAACACTGGGATCGGTAAATCACAGAGCACTATCTACACTGTTCCAAATGGATACACATTCTATTTAGATTATGTAGAAGCCAACACGTCTAATAGTTACACCAGCGGCAACTATCTTGTTTATAACGTTGTTACAAACAATAACGTGACAGGTGTTCAGTCATCTATTTTACAACAGCCTTTTACTTCTATTTATACCGCAACACGTTCACAAGATCCGTTTGCATACGGTCAAAAAACTGATATTCAGTGGCAGTTAAAAACAAGTACAGGCACGTATGCTGTGGGTATTATTGTAACTGGCAAACTGATCAAAAACGACGGTCAAACCGCTTAAGGCAATTAAATGCCTGTCTACTTAGATACTAGCCGAAACTCTGTTGTAGCGATTGGAATATGCGATCGCTGCAGCAGAAAGTTTCCCTACGTAGACTTAATGCCTGATCCAAATTTCCCGGGCATGCGCGTGTGTGCAGAAGATCGGGATGATTTTGATCCATGGCGTTTACCAGCATTACAAACAGAGAATATTGCATTACGTCATCCAAGACCAGACGTTTCAGTAGCTACGGGACCAATTGGTGGTAATCAGATATTAACCCAAGGTGGTTTCCAAGATGAAAACTCCATGTTTATTGATGGAGTATCACCATACAGTGGAAACACACAAGGCGACTTGAATACATTAAGTTTCCCGTATTCACCAATGACCTTGTTTCCGTATGTTGGCACAATAACGCCAAACACTGGACCAAAAGCAGGTGGAACACCAGTAACCATTAATGGTGAAAACTTTACTAGCGTAAATACTGTAAAACTAGGCGGTGTAATTTGCACATTTAATGTTGTCAACTCTACGCAAATTACAGCCACGACTCCAGCGCATGCTGTTGCGGGCTTAGTAGACTTAACTGTGATTTCTCCGTTTGGAACTGCAACAGCGCACGGCGCATTTACTTATACTTAATAAAAACAAATGGCAGATCAGTCGATAACGCAGCTGCCTGTTGCGATCACCTTAACTGGTAACGAACAGGTACCGCTGGTACAAAACGGAGTAACAAAGCAGGCGTCTGTATCACAGATTGCCAATGCTGCGTCGCCCGGCAAACTGATCACTACAATTGTTTACGTTCCATCGAATGGCGATTTAGTAATTTATTACAGCGATGGCACACAACAAGTTATTGGCCCTATTTCTGGCTGGTCTGGTTATAGTGGATACTCTGGTTATAGCGGCGTAGGTACATCGGGTTTTAGCGGTGTATCTGGCTACAGTGGTTTTTCTGGTACTTCTGGATACAGCGGTAAATCAGGAACCAGTGGTTTTTCTGGATACTCTGGTATCAGTGGCGCGTTTGGTTATTCAGGTATTAGTGGATATTCTGGATATAGCGGCATATCAGGTTTTAGTGGCGTATCGGGTCTTTCTGGATTTTCTGGTATCTCTGGCTACTCAGGTTCTGGTGTATCTGGTTATAGCGGTTATAGTGGCTGGTCTGGCATCTCTGGCTACTCTGGTATCTCTGGTATATCAGGTTACAGCGGGTATAGCGGAACATCTGGCTATAGTGGTGTGTCTGGTCTTTCTGGTTTTTCAGGCATCTCTGGCTATAGTGGTTCTGGCGTGTCAGGCTACAGCGGATACAGCGGTTGGTCAGGGATTTCTGGCTATTCAGGATACAGCGGTATCTCTGGCTACAGTGGATATAGCGGTATTTCGGGCTATAGCGGCGTTTCAGGCCTTTCTGGCTTCTCAGGCATATCTGGGTACTCTGGATCTGGAATAAGCGGCTATAGCGGCTATAGCGGGTATTCTGGCACATCTGGTTATTCTAGTTTTAGTGGCTATTCTGGCTACAGCGGTATCTCTGGTTACAGCGGTATCTCTGGTTACAGCGGTATCTCTGGTTACAGCGGTTCCGGAATATCAGGTTACAGCGGCGCAAGCGGTATATCAAGCAGTTATTATTTTTATAAAGCAAATACTTCTGCTACCAGCGGTAACCCCGGAATAGATTATTTGTTGTGGAACAACGCCACACAAACAAGTGCAACACAATTAAACGTCAGCACAACGGCAGCAAATGGTGTTGACATTAGCGTATTTTTGGCTTTGCTTGCAACGACTGAAGAAGTTGTTATTCAAGATCAAAGCAACAGTGCTAACCAACAAACTTGGATTATCACTGGAACCCCAACAAACGCTGGTGGATACTATACAATCCCCGCTTCATTGGTAAGCTCTTCGGGTACAGGCACAACCGGATTTGCAAACAATTTACCAATCATTTTTGCCATTGCAAACGGCATAAGCGGTTTCTCTGGTTTTAGTGGTTTTAGCGGATACAGCGGAAAATCAGGCTACAGCGGCATTTCTGGTTATAGCGGATATTTTGGTATCTCTGGTTACAGCGGCATATCTGGCTACAGCGGATATTCTGGTATCTCTGGCTACAGCGGTTACAGCGGTATCTCTGGTTACAGCGGTATCTCTGGTTACAGCGGTATCTCTGGTTACAGCGGTATCTCTGGTTACAGCGGTATCTCTGGTTACAGCGGTATCTCTGGTTACAGCGGTATCTCTGGTTACAGCGGATATTCTGGTATTTCTGGTTACAGCGGATATTCTGGTATCTCTGGCTACAGCGGTATTTCTGGCTACAGCGGTATTTCTGGCTACAGTGGTATCTCTGGTTACAGCGGTTTTAGCGGTATCTCTGGTTACAGCGGTATCTCTGGCTACAGTGGATACAGTGGTATTTCTGGCTATAGCGGTATCTCCGGCTACAGCGGCATCTCTGGTTACAGTGGTGTGACTCCAACAGCCATATCCGTAACCACCACCAGTACCCTAAACCCCGGATACGTTACTTTTGTTTCTGGAACAACAGGCAGCCAAGCCCCTTATGTAAACACTGGCTTAACATACAATTCCGTAACTAACGCCTTTACCGGCGGGGTGACAGGCGGAACATTTTAGTAATATAATATAAGTTCGTATGAACTTTGAGGACAATATGAAATATAGCATTGTAATACCAACTTACAATCATTGTGAAAAGTATTTAAAGCCGTGTGTGGATTCAATTGTTAAGTATACCAACTTAGAAGACATTGAATTAATTATATCCGCAAACGGTTGTGTAGATAACACAAAAGCATACTTAGATTATTTGGCAACAGCAGTGCCCAATTTAAAAGTGGTTTGGTCAGACAAAGCACTTGGGTACTCAGGAGCAAATAACGCAGCCATTAAGGTTGCAACATGCAACAAAATTGTTTTGTTAAATAACGACACTGTTTTGTTGGAACAAAATCAAAACCAGTGGCTTGACATTTTAGACAGGCCATTTGTTGATCCAAACTGTGGAATCTCTTGCATTATTAAAGGAAATTCTGAACCAGCGGGTCGTGATTTTGCAGTGTTCTTTTGTGTTATGATTCACCGCAGAGTATTCGATACAATCGGATTACTAAACGAAGAGTACGGCGTAGGCGGCGGAGAAGATACTGAATTTTGCATTGAAGCTGAAAAAGCTGGCTTTAAAGTATTAGAAGTGTTTGAAAAGTTGTGGGATGGAACGCAATATACAGGCGGCTTTCCAATCTACCACAAAGGCGAAGGCACCATGCACGACGCCAATTTAGTACAAGGTTGGGACAACATCTTTTTAATTAACTCATTAAGGTTAGCTAAAAAGTACAACACAGAATGGTACCGCTGGCGCTTATCAAACTTTTGGGAACGCGCAGTATTTCTAAAAGGCGATACGGTATACCCACGCGAAGTAACAAGATACAACTGGGCAGCAAAAAATCTGCTCGGTAAAAAAATTTTAGAAATTGGTTGTTCAAATGGTTATGGTATTCAATTTTTTCCAAAAGACATTGAGTATACCGGCGTAGACTACGACCCAATCATTGTTGAAGTTGCTAAAGAACAAGACTGGGGGTACAACGCTAAGTTTGAATGGTGTGACATCAACACCTACGAGCTAGAACAGTATGACACCATTGTGGCGTTTGAAGTAATTGAGCACCTTGACACCGGCATGGAGATTGTTGAGAATCTTAAAAAGCACTGTAAGCGTTTGTTGATTACTGTGCCAATGAATGAGCCACCCGGATTTTGGGGGCCACATCATAAGCTGCATGGATTGAACGAACGTCACTTTTCGGGCTTTGAGTTTAATTACATCAACGAGCACGGCGAGATTACAGATGTACCACAAAAGATTGACGCGTCAAATCCTTGCAACTTGATGATTTGTCGGTGGACTGCAAGTGAGTAAAGTTCTCTGCTCCGTGGCAACACGCGGGAGGTACTTTACAACACTGCCACTAGTATTAAACGCTATTATTAACCAAACCAAACCAGTAGATAAGCTGGTTGTGTTTGATGATAATGACAAGCCACAAGACATGCGCAGTGAGATGATTTACCAATACTTTTTTCAAATGTTAGATGCAAAAGGTATTGCATGGGAGTGGCAGTACGCTGATAAAAAAGGTCAGCACCACATCCACCAACGCGCAAATACGATGGGCTACGATTGGGTTTGGCGTTGTGATGATGACGCAATACCGGAAGCCAACGTGCTTGAGAATTTGTATCATTGGACACAAATCTGGCCCAATTTAGGTGCTGTAGGTGGTTCGGTGTTAACCCCGCCATATATGCCAAACACCGGAAATGTTACCGGTAAGATTGATAACATTGATAGTGAGCCCAACGTGCAGTGGGGCAAGATAGCAACAGCAAGAGAAGTTGAGCATTTACATTGCACCTTCTTGTATCGCGCTGGTGTGCAAGATTATAATTTGGGTTTGTCCCGAGTGGCGCACAGAGAAGAGACGCTATTTACTTATAACTTGCACCGCAGAGGCTACAGCATTTTAGCGGTACCAGATGCCGTAACATGGCACATGAAGAACCCACAAGGTGGGATTCGCAGTGAAACAAGACGCGAGATGTATGATTATGATGAACAAATTTTTAGGAATGTTTTGCAGTATCGTGATAAGACCATTGTGGTACTCAATTGCGGTCTTGGCGATCACATTGTATTTAGTCATGTTTTGCCTGCAATACGTAGCCCTGAAGTTTTTACATGCTACCCTGAAGTGGTTCCCGGCAGATCAATAGCGCAAGCAGAGAAGTTATTTGGTGACATTGGCCCGTATAACATATACGGCAAAATGGATCAGTGGAAATGGAAAGGCAGTTTAGAAGACGCGTACAGGAAGCTATACACATGATTATCATAGCCCCGTATGCACAAAAACTGCGCAATGGTAAACAGAACCCAAAGAACTATCCTTACTGGGAAGAATTGATTAGTCAGATTGACAAGCCAATTATCCAAGTAGGAATAGAAGGCGAAAAGCAACTGGTACCAGACTTTAGAAAAAACTTGCCAATAAGCGAGTTAAGACAGTTGCTTAGGGAGTGCAAAACATGGATTGGCGTTGACAGCTTTTTTCAACACCTTGCGTGGGATGAAGGCAAAAGTGGAATAGTGTTGTGGTCAGTATCAGATCCTTTTATTTTTGGCCACCCAGAAAATATTAACCTACTAAAAGATCGGTCAACTTTAGTAGAAAACCAATTCCTATGGTGGGAGTTTGTTGAACATAAAAACGACCGATTTGTAAAACCAAAAGAAGTATTAGCATACCTTAATAAGGAATAAATATGGCAGCTACGGGCTACACACCAATTTCGTTATACTACAGCACCACAGCGGCTACAGCGCCGTTGGCCGCTAACCTCGTCAATGGTGAGTTGGCAATCAACATCACCGACGGCAAGTTGTACTATAAAGACAACGCCG